GGTACAGGCGGCACTCCCCATAGCAAGGTAATGCCTGAGTCTATGTATCGAGGAGACAGTCCCGACGCAATACGGGTACGCGAGGAAATTATTAAGACCCACGGTGGAGGCTCTTTAGAAAAGGGCATTAAGAACATTAAGAAACTGGCGTCTGAGGTATCCTCTATTAAAGATAACCACGGAACTGGTGCGGCACTGAAGCACTTAGATGAACGTGCAAGAATGCCTCAGATGCTAGTGGAATACTGGATTAACTCCATTCTCTCCGGTCCACTCACTCACGCAGTCAACATGACATCAAACACTCTTAATACCTTGTTTATGCCCTTCGAGCAATTCATGGGCGATCTACTCACCTTAAAATGGGACAAGGCTTTTGGGGAAGACTTACAGATGTATGCTCATCTCGCCTCCTCATTACAGGATGCAACCAAGGCAGCAGGGGCTGCTTGGAAGAACTGGGGAGATTCCCTAGATGTCATGGGTAAGATTGATGTTGATAACGTAGGTAGAGGAAGAGCCCTTTCCGCTAAGAATATGCCGCGTGTTGCTAACACGATTGGCGAAAGCGCTACCGATTGGATTGGTAAACAATTAAACCTTCCAAGCCGTTTCTTAATGGCGGAAGACGCTTTCTTTAAGAACCTAAATTATAGAGCCACAGTAAAAGGCGGCTTAACTAAGGAAGGTATCAAAGCAGGGATGCGTGGTGCTGCATTAGATGCACATGTTAAAACAAACTTCGATAAGATGGTTAAGGACGGACAGTTCTATACTTATACTGGTATGCGTACTAAAGCAGAGGCAGAAGCCCGTGCTGCACACAGTAAGGTGGAAGATCTAGAAGAACGTACAAAACTTATCCAAAGTCATATTCTTAATTACATGGAAAAGAATTGGAATGATGACCACGGTGTCCTCGCTAAACAGGCTTTGGATTATGGACGAGAGATTACATACACTCAGTCATTAGATGACCCAGGACGTAACGCCGCTGTAAGAGCAGCCGGTGGGTTCAACAGGTGGGTGAATGATTACCCAATCCTGCGCCTCGTCTCCCCATTCGTTCGTACACCTACGAACCTTCTCGCATTCTATGTCAAAAGGAGCGTGGTGGGGTCTGGGTGGGATGCCTTCAAACATATCGAGGGTGGTATTAAAACCCGCGAGATGCGCCGAGTCTCTAAAGAGATGGCGGAAGAGTTCGCTGATAAATCAAGTGATATCGTTGGAAGAGTAGCCACAGGTTCTATGTTGACCTTCGGCGCCATTATGGGCGTTCAGTCTGGCAACTTAACTGGTGGTGGACCTAAAGACCCTGAGAAGCGTCGCATGATGGAAGCCCAAGGTTGGCAACCATACAGTATCCGAGTTGGCGATGCCTGGTGGTCCTACAAACGCTTTGATCCCTTCGCTAACTTCCTCGGCGTAATAGCCGACATTGCTGAAGCCACCAACGAAGTGGATGGGGATGAGATGTCTATGATAGATACTATAACATCCCACGCCATCTTTGCTGCCTCCCGTAACGTAATGAGTAAGTCATATCTAACAGGGATTGCTAGAGTCGCTAACGTCCTCTCTCAACCAGAGAGATATGGTGAAAGTTATATGGAAGCAACCGTGTCATCCTTTTTACCGATGTCCGGTCTCGCCTCCCAAACCTTCGGCAACGCTGAACACCAATTAGAAATCAGAGGCGTCCTTGATGCCATGAGGGCTAAGTATGGCTTAACCTCCGAAGACTCTAAGTTACTTGGTGTTATTCCTGTGGGAGATACACGGATAGAAAGCAAGCGAAACGTCTTTGGTGAGAAGTTGGACAGACCACAACCACTATACAACACACTACCAATACATCGGTCTGAGATTAAGGATGATAAGGTTCTTAAGGAACTGAGTAACATCAACGCTTCCTTTGGACCTCCTAAGAAAATACGGAATGGTATTAACACCGTGTTGTTTACTAATCGTTCCGGTCAGACATTCTATGACCGATGGCAAGAGAATCATGGTAAAGTAAGGCTGAGAGGGCGTACCTTGAAGCAAGCAGTCAGAGACCTTATGCGGTCTGCTGCCTACAACCGTTTATCCGAACAACCCTTTGAAGGCGATGAGTCACCCAGGGTTGGTGAGATACGGAAACTTATTCGCAAATATCGTAATGCAGCATATAGCACCACACTTCGGGAGTTTCCTGAAGTGGATCGCCAAGACCGCCGCAACACACAAATCGACATCTATCGTAAATCTGGAAGAGATATCCAGGGTCTTCTGGAATATTAAAAGAGGTAATTCATGGCTATTACATACATTGTTTATGAAACAACAGGGTCTACCGCAGACTTTGCATTTTCTTTCCCCTATATCAGCACATCGCATGTGAAAGTATTAGTAGATGGTACTGATCTAAGCACGGATGATTATACGGTGGTTGAGTCTCCATCTACTAAGATAACTTGCTCACCCGCTATCGCTTCCGGAAAGTTTGTCAAGGTCTATCGAGAGACCCCAGGACGTGCAGCAGGAGCCGAAGACTTACTTGTGGACTTCCAAGACGGCTCTGTACTTTCAGAAGCCGATCTCGATGCTGTCTGCCAACAACTTCTCTACCTGTCTCAAGAAGCAGAAGAGAATGCAACATCAAGCCTCTCCATTGATTATGATGACAACTACACAGCCGGTGAGCGTCGTATTAAAGAACTTAGCGGCACAGTATCTGGAGACCGAGATGCGGCTACTAAAGAGTATGTAGATGGTAAAACATTGTACGCCGGAGCCACGTCCTTACCCCAGATGTGGGCAAAGGTCGGCAGCGATTTTACAGGAACAACCGGCGACTGCACGGTCACCCTGACTGATCCTGCGCCGAGCGGCGATAATGATAACTTATATGTAGTGGCTTTCAATGGAGATACTCAGACACCAACAACCGACTTCGCCATATCAGGCAGCATATTCACGCTGAAGATGGGCGCAGTTACACTAGACGCCGCTGATAAAGTAACCATCATTAACTTTGGTGTCGCCCGTCAATACATTAAGCAACCAATCACTGGTGATGCGGTTGGGGATGTATCTTTAACGGTAAAAGAAATTACCGATCAGACAGCCGATCTTCAACAGTGGCAGGACACCTCAGGCGCCGCACTTGCAAAGGTTGCTGTAGATGGTGATGCAACTTTTGTTGATATTAATGCAACAGGGAATGCAGATGTTGATGGCAACCTTAATGTTGATGGTTCACTTACCGTAGACACCACTTCAACTCTTACTGGAGACTCGACCGTCGGTGGGACTCTTGGAGTCACTGGAGCAACCACTCTTACTGGAGCAACCACTTTAAGTGGTGGTGCAAGTGTAACAGGAGACATAAACTTACTCACAGGTGCTTTGCAAGTTGCGGGCAATACCTCAATGCAGATAATGCAGATAGTAAACGGAGTCCAAGCGGCCGGTTCAAGTACTTATTATAAAAGTGAGGCGGTAGATGCAACAGTCGGATGGGTTTTGGGAGCGTCAGTTACTATAACACCAAAAAGCACCTCGTCAAAAATAATTATAGTAGGAGATATTCACCTCGAAAGTTCATATCTCTCTGGTACAGGGAACTCCCAGTACATTAGTGGACACTCCGCAGCATTAGTAGAGGGAAACACCAACGCATACTCTACTGTTCACAACGGAACGATAGTACCGAATACTTGGAAAGAGAGCCTCATGGGCGTAAAAACGGGTGAAGTCGAAACTGATGCATGGCTATATAAAAACACCACTTGGTTTAAGGTGCTTAGTCCCTCAACGACTTCAGAACTATGTTACGATGTAGTGTTTGGCAACACCTATGGTTCACTACACGTAACCTACGCTTACCCTGAAGAGTCAGCAGCAAACCTCTACGCAATCGAAATCCTCTAATGCCAACAACCTCCCCGCCCACCCCCATAAACCAACAAATAACTTTAACATAAAGAGAATCTATAAATGGTTACAATATCAACAGCATTATCAAATAAGACCGCCACCTTTTCCGGCATAAATGTTGGTGAGGATGATCTCACGGTCTACGATGAAGGCACCTGGACACCTGTTATGAAGATTGGTGTTACCGCCATCTCTACAGGCACTCCAGTAGGAAAGTATATCCAAATTGGTAAACAAGTCACCGTCTGGTTTCTTATCTCTTTCAATAGAGGCACTAATGTCGGAAATGTTACTGTGGAAGGGCTACCGGTTGCTCCCACAATGAATGGACAAGGTACCGTAAGCCTTAACGATTATGTGGACGGTAGCCCGCCCAT